ATTGTGTCGCCTAACTAATCAGCACGGTTTTCGCCCTCAGAGAATAAAAACCTCTGTGGGTGAATGGTTGCATTATGCAATCATTCGAAAAATCGATACCGTGTTAGGTGAGTTCGACCCCGATGAGTGGATAGAGCGCAGTAACTGGGGACCTGGATCTACTCTTGATGTTACTGGAGTAGACACCAGCTCGGTTAAAAAGTTCCGGTCAGAGACTGGGACAACGCGTGCACTATACGACCTTATGAAGGGATTTTACGCCTTCCTTTATCCTACGTGGGATCTGTCTAACCAACAGATACACGATGGAAATAAGATCGTGACCGTCCCTAAGAATTCGAAAACGGATCGTACCATCGCCATTGAACCCGGGTTAAATATCTGGTTTCAGCTTGGCGTTGGAAAAATGATCCGTCGTAGGCTTCGAAGGGTGGGGATTGATCTAAATTCTCAAGATAGAAATCAACAACTTTCAAAAGTAGGAAGCAGGACTAATCATCTTGCCTCTGTTGATTTTTCTATGGCGAGTGATACCATTTCACTTAGTACTGTTGAGGCTTTGCTGCCTCCACGGTGGTTTAGTGTTATGAATATCCTTAGATCAAAATCCGGTCGTCTTGGTAAAGAGCCTGTCCGATACGAAAAGTTCTCCAGTATGGGGAACGGTTTTACTTTCGAATTGGAAACGCTTATTTTCTGGGCAATCGCGTCCTCTTGCTGTGAGGTGAGAGGATGTGATCGGCCGGAAATTAGCGTTTTTGGAGATGATGTTATCATTCCATCGGCTTCTTACCAGCTGTTCAAAGAAACCTGTGAGTTCTACGGCTTCCGTGTAAATGACCAAAAGAGTTTCTCTGATGGCCCGTTTCGCGAGAGCTGCGGTTCTTACTGGTTCGATGGGCAGAGCTGCAAACCCTTCTTTTTGAGAGAAGTGATAGGCTCTATTCACGAGAAGTTGAAAGTTGCTAACGGGATTAGGCGAACTTCGCATCATAAGGGATTTTTTCCTTATTGCGAAATCCGTTTTCTTCCCGTTTTTAACCTTCTGAAAGATAGTTGGAATAAACCCCTTCTAATTTCAGACAACTTTGGGGACGGAGGTTTCATCAGTAATCTCGATGAAGCCTCACCCCCCAAGGCAAAGCACGGTATCGAAGGATACTTTGCGATGTCTATCGTGACTATACCCTTAGGGTATGAGAGCGAACATCATTCAGTCTTGCTTGCAAGACTGAGGGATCGCAGCCAGGATATGCACTTTGGAAACAATGTGCATGTCAGACGACGGGTGAGATACTCTCGAAAGAGGATTCTCATCCCACGGTGGTATAACCTAGGCCCTTGGATTTAAACTTGGGATCTTTTTAGGTTAACCGTTTGGTCATTAGTGACTTGGGTGCTCTCCTGGGAAACCTGGATAGCCGGTATTAGGATCGTGGGGGGGTCGAGCGTTTCGCAGTTTAGCTTTAACAAACTGCGTTGACTCTCTTTTTACCCCCCTCCTTTCCTTTTTACCCAATACTCTATGCG